AGAATACTGCTGAGCGCCCCACCCAAAGGTAGCTAAAACTTTGAGGGGGTCTGTGACAATCTGCTTCGCGTCGCAGTCAAACAACTGCCCGCAAAAACTCATGTCCGCGAAATTTGAGAAAGTTTCGATCTTTATCACTAGGCCTAGTAAGGCGAAGTCTTCCTTAGTTGGTAGGGTGCCGTAACCTGAAGCAGCGTTATCGTCACCTTCTACCACGAGCTTTGAAGCCGTAAATCCTACTTTATCGTAAATATAATAACAGAAGCACATTGTAGAAAATCCGTTCCCAAGGCTCGTGCACATCTCTCCTGACATGCGCGTTGCTTGAATTTCCGCTTTGAAATATTTGGATATAAGTTTATTTTTGCCGAGGATGAAATAATCCACATTCCTCATGAACTCATCGTGTTCGGGTAAGTATTGGGACATATAATCGTAAAGCAGGCGCTCACACGCCCTCATCAAATTCTTCGTGAACAATGACTCATACGACGAAAAATCCGATGCTATATATTTCGCTCCTTCACGATACAATATGTCTTCCAAATATTTGCCTCTATCTTTAACTGGGATATGCTTAATGAATTCTGGCAACTTATAAACTTCCTCTTCCATTGCATGGAAGATGGGGCCGAAACGGACTTTCATGGGGTCAGCCCTGGCATTTATAGCCCTAGCTTGTCTGTACTCTATGTACCCCTCATCCTTCATGAAAGTTTTTATCAGTCCATCCCGCTGGATCGCGGGTCCAAATATGACTTGTTTGTGGTAGACGTCCAAAAGCTCCCGACGTCTCCATTCAGGATTGTGTGAGTGCTCCAGCCAAGTATGAACTGAAACATCCTGCTCAGGCAGTAAGGGCTTGAGCCTCGGCAAGATCTTCCTGGTTATGTACTGAGACAAATCATCCAGGATACCATCTTGGGGTTTTGGAGGTTCAAACGCAAATCGCTTGAGGACCCCCCCAACTAATGTATCACGGTCATTGTCCGGGTGAGGCAGAGCGGCCATGTGCAAATGAGGACCCAATGAGACAGCAACAGGGCGTCGAAGCCCTATGACCAAATCATTATTATACAATTGAATTTTAAAACTGGGTTTAACTCCTTTCCATTTAGGCAACTCTACTTCACTCGGGCGATAACCGTAACACACTATGCGCGTGTTGGAGGGGCTCGAGGAAAACTCACCCCTCGAACCTTTTGATGCATGGATTTAACCATAGCATAGGCGAGGAGCTTTGAATGCTCATAAGTACCAAACGCTGCCTCAACACGGCAGATATTGACCGAATGTGTGGCCTTCGTCATGGCCGACAGAGCATTCGCTATCATCTCATCAGAATATTCAACCCCAGTGCAACGTGGCACCATGATCTGCAAAACCAATTCCAACGAAACGTTAAGCGTTTTCTTCCTTCCAGATCTCACCCAAGGCAGAGCATAGCCTAAATACCTGCCAAAGAGTCTACACTCTTTATGGTAGGAAACGTCGGCATAAGAGGGGACTTTATGCTTTGAATCGGTTAGAGATTGGGCATCGGCTCGAACGCCGGCATCTTCCTTACGGTTACTAACATGCCTAATTTTGTACACATGTTTAACTTCACCAAAGAAGGGATGTAGATACACGCCGTTTAACGCCAGCTTAACCACAATAGACCAAAAGATCAAGGCGACAGAAAACGGGACGAAAATTGCTATGGCACCATGACCGAACATAATAGAATATGCCAACGAAACCGCGGTCATGGTCGTGGTAGCTGCTGTAACTACATGCCAGCTCCACCCCATATATGATGCTAAATATACAGCT